AAACCTAATAGTAAAGGATACTATGGTTTAAATCTTCCTGGTAACAATGTCAAATTTAACTTTGACGATGTTTCTGTGTATTTGGCAATGCCTCAAAGTCTTCAGACTTCATACAATCCTGGGTATAGAACACAAGATTTGGGTGTAGGTGGTATGGTGGCAGCAGGTGTCCTTGACATTGATCCTAAAAAAACTGAAGTTGGTGATATCGTCGATACTTTACAAAAAGCGGCAAGGGCGGCACTTCCTCAATTTGCTAACGCTGCAGTAGCAGATATTGCAAACTCTGCTAGTGGTGCTTTAGGTTTAGCGGGAAGTATTGATGCAAACGCATTACAACAACTTACAAAAGGTAAAATCTTTAACCCATATACTGAGCAGTTGTTCAGTAATATGACTTTTAGAAGTCATCAGTTTTCTTTCAAACTATTTGCTAGAGATCCTGACGAAGCAGAAGAAATTAATAAAATTGTCAGATACTTCAAACAAGGTGCTACTCCTATATTAAATAGGGATCCTAATAAATTCATGGAGGTTCCTGATAAGTTTGATATTAAGTTTGTCCGAATGGACCCGACCATGAAAACATTCCGTAACTCTAATGAGATGCACTTCAAAATGTTTTCATCTGTGTGTAACGGTATTTCTGTGAACTATACCCCAGATGGTCAATATAATGCATTTAAGGAAACTGCTATGGGTACAACGGGACCTCTTCAGGTTCCTGCAATAGCACTTACACTTTCTTTCTTAGAGACCAGATTCATTGGTCAAGAAGATATTACGAGAGGTTACTAATAATGGCGGGATATTTTTCATACTTACCAAACATATATGTTGGAAAAGGTGTCACAGATACCGAGACTTTCAACTATCAACTGGTTAAAAACATTTTTAGAAAAGTTAGGTCTCGTCCTGACTTAGATCAGTATGTTAGTTTTTTTGAACTTTTTGAAATTGGTCCAGGTGAAACTCCTGCTAGTATCGCATATGACTATTTTCAAGATTCTAAGTTAGATTGGATGATTTTATTGATAAACAATATTACTGATGTATATGAACAGTGGCCAAAAGAACAAGAACAGTTGATTAGTTTTGTAAATGAAAAATATCCCAATGCTGCTGATTTAGTCAATCACTACGAAACTAATGAAATTACTTTAGATGATGGAACCGTCTATATCAAAGAGGGTATTGAAGTAAATGAAGACTTCATTGTTACAATGCCTGATGGAACGACTAAATCGGCAGAAGAGAGTCGTTATCCAGTTACCAACTATGAGCATGAATATGCTCTAAATGAATTAAAGAGAAATATTCAAATCCCTACGGGTGGATTGGTTGATATCATCATTGAAGAATTTGAAGATTTAGTGGGTTATGAACCAAATGCTGAGGTTGATGAAGAAGGTAATAAAAAGACTCAACTGAGTCTTGTTACTAGATTCTTAAATAACACTGGTTCTGTTAACTATAGTAGTGGAACTCCTGTTGCAAGTAATGGATCTGGCGCTGCTGTTACTTTTGATGATGGTCCTACTCTAGCAAGTGTTGCAGGTGTAGCATCATCTACAAGTACAACAACGACTACGACTACAACCACTACCAGCACAACACCAGCATCTTCTCCCTCTCCTTCCCCTTCTCCGTCACCCTCACCTTCCCCATCACCCTCGCCGTCACCAAGTCCTTCTTCTCCTGGTTACGGATACTAAAAAACCTTAGAGACCCATTTTTTGCCGCGATTTTTTTTGCGACTTTCTGGGAATCTAAGGTCGATTTTGGTTTTGGGTATTTAATTAACCCCCATCCATTTGACATCCAACCATGCTACCGCTGACAATTCCTAGAGGGATTGCCCACCAGCGACCGTCGCCTCTGGATGCAGCAGCACCAATGCCACCCCCTGCAATACCTCCAAGGATAGAACCTTCGATGCAGGAGTTGTCGTCATGACTAGATTCAGGGTAACTATATGACGGTTGTGGCATGTGACTCTGACAAGGAACTTTGACTCGCTCTCTGTATGTCTTCACATATCCAGGAGACTTACTCGTGCCAGGAACATACTCTTCACGATATTCATTTCGATAACACTTTTCCTCACGAGCATAACCCTTCTGAGATTCGTATGCTTTGTAGTTTGAGTAGTCACCAGTATCTTGATAACGGATCCTGGGACCACCAGCGTAAGCAGGGAGTGTAGTTAACACCATCAGAGCAGCGAGTGCTAGTTTCATAGTTAATCCTCAGACTTTTTATTGAATCCAAAAGGAGCGGGTTTGTCCTCTAGTTTCAGTTTGAGGGCAACGCCCCCAACTGCTTCCATGACTTTCAAGATGTCCTCAGTTCTGGCATCTTCACCAAGTTCTTTGGCAACATACCAATACTTTGGCCAAAACTCATCACCCGCCTTCTGATAATCTTCTAGACTAAGAGTCTTCATCAATCCTCCTCAGCGAGTTTGGCGAAGTAAGACAGGGTGTCATCTTCATCCTCTACAGGGGAAGCGGCAACTGCCTTCTCACGGAAGTCCTTGACTTCTGCTGCCCAATCAGGTTGTCCAGTGATGTCAGGAGAGTTGAAATTACCACGACCCTCAGACTCATCCTCAAGGGACTCATCAATAGGACGGGCAACAGGTGCAGAGGTCTTACCAAGCACCAGGTCCAAACGCTTCTTCAGATCCTCATAGGACTTGAAGTTCTTAGGATCTTCAAACTCTGCGAGAGAGTATCCCTGACTCCAGATGGACTCCAGTTTGTCATCATCGAATCCACCAAGCACACCAGGTGCAGCGAACTCAGACTTGTCATAGTTCCAGTAACCATCTACCTTGCGGATCTTCAGTTTGAAGTCAGCACCCTTCCAGAAGTTGAAAGGATCGACAGGAGTCTCGTCTGCAAATGCAGGTTGCATTGCTTCCACGAGTTTGTCAAAGATCTTCTTACCGAACTTGTAGAGGAACACACGTCCTTCATTCTCGGGGTGTGCAGGATCACTCACAACATAGATGTTCGAGTAGTAAGAGAGTTTACGCTTCTGAGCGCGAGCGATCTCCTTGTCGCTATCACGACCACTGTTCCACAGTTCGCGGTTCAGTTCGCCAACAGGATCATCCTTACCGAGAGTGGTGAGAGAGTTCTCAATGTACCACTGTCCGCCAGGACCCTTGAAAGCATGACTCCAGATCTTCGCCCAAGGCATATCTTCGCCATCGGGTGCAGGAAGGAATCGAATGACTGCATAACCGTTACCAGACTTGTCCAGTTCAGGTTTCCAGAGACGCTCATCAGCGCCACTGCCTGCAGCAGGTTGGTTAAGTTTCTCGATCTCTTTGGTCAAGCGGGCAAAGGTATTGCCTGCAGAGGACGCTTTTTTGAGAGATGCAAAAGACATAATCGTATTCTCCGTATTGAATGTGTAGTTTGTTTTGTTTGCTACTGTGTAATCGTAGCATATTATTTAGCTCTGGTCAACCTCACGTTGTGCCGCTTGTTCGAGTGTCATGACCATAGCATCCATGCACTCGAAGAGGTCCTTATATCCAAAGGCATTTGTCAAGGCACTGATTCTGGTTTTCATATCAGCTGCCTCTTCATCTTCTTTAGCAGCAAGAGTCAAACGAAAATAAAAATTCCGTTGCTTATCAATCAAGACCTTACAGTCTTCAATATGATCTAGTTTTTCTTGCTTACTCATACCAGCAAGTTTTGATGTCATCGATGCAACCTGCTGGTATGTTTCAAAGATATCTTGTAAATTTGTTTGTACTTGTTCTGACTTAAAAAAACTCATAGTTTCAATCTGATAGCGTCTAAAATGACACTCTTGTATTTTTTACAATCTATTGAAAGGAAAGGTTCATACTTTTTTATTCTCATCTTAGTTTCCTTCCACATAGGATCTGTTAACTTCTTATCTAAATCATCAACATACCCTAAACAATGTTCTAATACTGCGAGTGTCTCTAATGATACTTCACCTGCGAAATAACGTTTTATTAGATGAGGATGCTCTCCTCTTTTGGTGATAAAAATAGTTTCAAACGTTTGTTCGTATGGTGTTCCAAGATCTTCCAATAATAAATTGATCTCTTCCTTGAATTTATAAGTAAAAGACTCTTGATATATTCTCCAGTCGGTGTAGATGTCCTCACTAAATGATCTCAAATATCCTTTGGGATCGGATGCAAAATTAGCGACAAAGTATTCCAACAGTTTCTTATCGGAATGCCTCGTCGCTAATTTTTTAAAGAAATAACGGTCACGTCTTTGTTCAAATGAATTCTCATTGGCACGGACCTTTCCCCTATATTTGAAGTAATCGTAATCAGATTTAGTGAAGTGCTGTTTCAATGCAAGATACATCTTATACACTTCAAATCCTGTCACAGTGGCAAAACTCCTTTAGATGATGCTTTCATGTAATTCAAACGCTGTGCTTCATGACGCAGACGTTCTTTCAACGGTTTGTTGATAAGTTTAGGAACAGTTTCTAGTTCAATCTCATTCTCTTGGCAGTATGTTACAACTGCTTCGATGTAGGTAATCAAACCATTGCTCTTCTTAACCAAGCGTTCAATCTCTAGAGAGAATTTTGTTGGTGTAAGAAACTTATCCTCAATTTGTTCTTTAGGCATGTCTTCCCCTAACAAATTCTTCAATATAGGATTTGAGTAATTGTAAATAGTCATCAAGATTGTACTTCTCAAATACTTGAACAGAGCCCTCTTCGGTGGCGATAAGTGTGACAATTTTCTTTACCTCAATACCCGATCGTTCAAGGAACATTGCCGCATATGCAGTCTCTTGCACAAAATAGTGCTCGATGTATGATTCCTTTTTTTCCTTAGTGGAGGTTTTAAAATCGATCACTGCCAACTCGCCATCGAATTCAGCAATACAGTCTACTCGACCTGCCAAACCAAGATAGTGAGAGTATAAGAAACCCTCTAGACAATGAATGTTGTCTATCCTGTTTAGCGTAGATTTTGCTAACTGAAACATTCTAACAGACAATGGATTGTTTTCCAAGTATTTGTCTGTATCTAATACACCTTTGAAATAATCTTCAGTAATAGAATGGAATGCTGTGCCGCGTTGTGTAGCGCGAGCAGTGATGCGATTAGCCTCTGTTTCACCTATGCGTCTTCGCCAGTCTGCGAAGAATTGAGCGTTTTTAAACGATGTGATTGAGGTAACACTCGGATAATATTTATCCGCCCCAGGAATAGGGTAAAAACGGGTGCCATCACGATTCACAGGTTCGACCTCAGGAATCTTGAGATCGACATCAATAAAATTAAAAGGCATTAGAAACCTAGATTATATTTTGAGATCAGGTACGACTTAACCAGACCAGAACGAACGATATCATCGATTCCAAATTCAATACATGTAAACTCTTGCATGGATTGAAGGATAGAAATGAAATCGGAGACGCCAGTCTTCTCGTTCTCTCTAACCAAATCGGATTGTGTAATATCACCACAGAACATAATCTTAGAGTCCTCACCAACGCGAGTAATCATTGAATCTAGTTCGTGGAAGTTGAGGTTAGAAAACTCATCCACAATAACGATGGCATTGTCAAGAGTGACGCCACGAATAAACGAAGTTGACCAGAATGAAATTGTCTCTTGTGCCCTAAGATTATCATAGAGCATATCAAACGAATTGTCATCAGGCATACTGAACATGTATCGAACCATGTTCTTATATGGAATCTGATACAGCGCAGACTTATCTTCATGGTCTCCAGGAAGGAAACCAATCTCACGAGTAGGAACCAGAGACCTTACAATATAGATCTTATCATAAGGTGTGTTTTCGTCAAGCACTTCCTGCAGAGCAAGGTAAAGTGTGATGAATGTTTTACCTGTTCCCGCTGCACCATGAAGCAGCAGGTTTTTACCCATCTCATAACTTTCAAACGCAAGCGTCTGGTTATCCGTCAAAGGTTTGATCGGAACCATGTATGAAGAATCGATTGGTTTCTTTCTCTTCATTTGCTTTGCACTCATACCGTTTGGATATGTCTGGGGAGTACCAGTTTTCTTTCTTGCTCTTGCCATAGTTTAGGTAAATCGACTCAGGTTTGCACCAGGATGTGCTTTTTGTACTTTAGACATGACTTCTTTGAAACCATCAGACTGTTTGGGTTTGCCGTAGATAGTTCCTGTCGGAGAAGCTGCCTCCCAGTCCTTATCCCAATCTGGATTCTCTTCCTTCCAATCACAATATTCTTTCATTGTCATGTGGAGAGTTTGTTTCTCTCCAGTCTTGAGATTTTTTACATCGTATGTGGGCATTAGTCTATCCTCAGAGATGGTTGTAAACAGTCGCATTCATCGAGACGTTGAGCGCATCCACAATCGCCCTCAGGGCACCACTCAAGCGCCTCAGAGATCGTCGGAAACTGACAGACGAAATGTTCTTTAGCGAGTAGTGCAATCTCTTGGTGCTCCTTCTGCGTGCCGTTGGCGGAACGTAATTGTATATAGTGGATCCAATTTCTTAGATTTCCCGACATGTACATTTTTGTTGGTACAGCGAGGGGAAGCACATTTCTTGAACATTCCTTTGCGATTCCATCTTCAAGCATCTGCTGGTATAGATCCATGCCTTGCTTGAAATGATTCTGCATCAGGATTTCATACTTCTGCTTCTTCCAAGGATCAACATTATCGATAGAGTTCTGACGATTCTTGTCATCCTGAGACCGAAGTTCTGGGAGCGGAATCGTCTCCGAGAGTAAGGAAGAATCAGCATACCGTTGGGAAAACTCTTGAAATGTAAACGAACGGTGCCTCAAAATTTGAGGTGAAATTGCTCTGGTAGTATGGATTTCTAAAGTCATCATTGCCTGTTCAAACACAGACCAGTGACCATGCTTAATACAATACTTCAACAATCCTGCCACCTTAGGGTTCTCCTGATTTGCAGGATTGCTTACACGAGCGATGTATCCAATTGTCTTCTCAGCATCAGGAGTCACTGAGACTAAACATACTTTTGTCATTCTTTATCGATAATAAGACGAGCGATAATGCAAAGACCGAATGCCTTCAGGTATCCAATGGTTGCAAGACCAAATAAACCTGGCATTAACCAGTTCCATAATAGCATAAGAACAGCAGGTTTGGCAAATATGGCAATCAGTCTTGCCAATGCTTTCATTGCCTCTTTCTTTTCTTCTTCTTTTTTTATTACCTCAGACTGAGCTGCTGCTTCCTCTGCCTTCTGTTGCTCAGCACGTTGATCAAAATAAATTGTCATTTTCCTCGCTTCGCTTTTGGTGCTGTCGGATCCACCCATAATTTTGGATTTACTCTCCCTTCTGATTGTTTAAATTCTATAAAATTCTTTCCGTAAAGATCGTAATAATAGTCGAAAAGGTCTGTCTGTTTACCTGCCATTGCCAGATCATAGACGACCTTCTCGTCTTGCTTGTAACTAATTAGATAGCAAATGTATGGTAACGTGCGATCCTCAGCTTCCTTTGGATCACAGTTTTGTTTATACACTCTCACACCTTTCACGAGCGACCTCCCCATTCAATAGATGGGAATGCCTCAGAGATTACAGTCTTTGTAATTCTCTTGTACTTGTCATTAATACGTCCATCCTTAGCAAGAACTAGGAGTTCTGCTTCTTCAGCAGACAGTCCTTCTAGAAGTTGAACGAACATAGACTCACGCTTCAGCGAAGGCAGTTTATCTGCACCACCTTTGAAGAAACGATAGAGACCACGATACTCTTGCTCAAGGCGAGAGTGGTCTGTACCAACAGGTGCATCATTAGGAGTGTAAGGTACATCTCCTTCGGGAAGCATAGAAACAATGCTCTCGTCGAAATTGATAATCAACAATTGACGGAGAGCAGTGCTGTTATGTTTCCTCAACAAATCAACTTTTTCCTTTTTGGTTTTAGCATTTGAGACCTTGCGTAAGACCTCACTAAGTAGCAACCTTGAGTTGCTATTTTCAATAGATCGTGTAGGCATAATAAACTCCGATTAATTAATCATCCTCATCGTCTTCTAAAGAGTGGTCCCAATATTGAGTGTCTGGTCTGATATAGATCAGATCATCATGCAACATGTTACCGTCTTCATCAAACATTTCTGGATGTGTAACTGATTTAGCATATGCGGCATTCTCGATAAAATCTTCGACATACCCTTTTGCTAACCAGGAAACAGTGATTCCTAATATGAATGCACCGATTGTAACTAAGACTGCTAATGCAATTAACATGGTTTCCTCCCCCTATGTTTTCAAAAATAATATGGAAACCAACCTCCTATGTGTGAACTCTGACTTTATTTAGAACGCTTTTTGCGTCCTGGTTTCCTGTCAATTTCATACTGTACAGCATCATGAAGAATCTTCTGAAGATACTTGTGTATCTTTCTTGCCTTCGGTTTGCCCAAGAATCCATATGCTTCACGAAGAGTTTTATCTCCACCTTTAACATATGCTTCTAGATCGGAGCAAGTCAAAGCAACGTTCTTTGCAGAAGTTGAATTGATAAATTCACGAACTTGCTTGCGAGTAGTCTTGGTGTGTTTCAAATATGAGTAGCAATTGAAAAGATAACAATCTTTCTCAAAAGCAGCATCAATAGCATTTTCAACAAGTTCGTAGAATTCTTCGGTCATCAGATAAGATTATTTTCACGGAGGTATTTAACGGCATCGGTGCATCCACCGAGCTTCTTAGAGTCTAACAGAACTTGAGGAAAAGTGCTACCCCCACCAAATTCTTTATAGAAGTCCTGCCTGTTAAAGTGAACATCTAATTGGTACTCTTCATATGTATAATTTTTTGCGGACAAAACCTGTTTGATTTTTGTGCAATAAGGACATCCCGTCCTGGTATATACTGCAAATTTCATAGTTAAAATTCAGAGAATAAAAAAGGGGACCTCTGGTCCCCCATATTTACCTTATGTATGCAGGGAATCAGAAGTTGTACTTCAGACCCAGTTTGGTTCCGTATCCACGATCGACACTGGAGTCACCAGAGCCTTGGAAGGAAACCTCACCATATGCACCCAGAGCATCGCTCAGAGCAATACCGAGACCTGCCTTACCAGAAGGAACGGTATCAACGTCGCCGCCGTCAGGGGAGACCACAGAAGCACCTGCCTGAACATAGTAGGAAGCACCTTCACCGATAGGACCTTCATAGCCAACGTGCAGATCAGTGGTAGTAGAATTGTAATTGCTACCAGTGAAAGAGCTGTTTGCCTCTACGTTAACGTAGGGACCAGCAAGGGCAGCAGACGGAGCCACCAAAGCACCAGTGGCACAGAGAGTTGCGATTGCAGTTTTGATCATTTTTTTTAAACCTCGTTTTGTTTTACTTGCGGAATGGTTACCCGCAGATGAAAGCAGACTCGACTTGTCTGCGTTGGGGATAATTATAACACAGACCTGAAGAAGTGGCAAGTGTTACAAGTTCGTAACGTTACGAGATTTATTTATACAGTTTGTATCGACTTATACATCTGGTTTATAGGTAGTATTACCCGTCCTGATCATTCGACCAGTTCTGCTTCTTTTCTAAAGAACGCTTTGCAGAACGTTTGATCATCTTCACGAACTGAAGTTCTTCATCTGTATAGTGATCAGGATGTTCCTTTGCTGTCTTCAGAATTTTCTTTGCTGATTTGATTGTATCCTTGAGTCTCATTGGATCTATATTCGTTTAATTTTTTTCTTGCTTCTACTAACATCAATGCGGTCTTGTGCCTATCCTCATAGTATGCATCTGGATCTAATTGAATGTCTATAACATCCATAGGATCTACAATAGCATCAAACTCTGCGTCACCATCACCTAAGATCTCTCTAAGTTCTGGTGGAAGTTGTTCGTTTTTGATTTTAGGAAGTTTCATTTTATACAGTGGTATATTTGTAACCAGATGCAAGTCTGGTGTGCCAGATTATATTTCCTCCGCCAGGAGTATTCAACTGTGTAGAGTTTGCGACAATGAGATCAGCGTTTGAATTATTAGAATCACCAATAGTCACCGAGGCATTACAGTCTGTTCCTGAACTATCTTGGAAACAAAGTTTTGTCTTTGATTGCTTCAAAGTAAAACCATTTGGATTGCCTACAATAGTGGCGGGGTATGTAGTTCCTGCGTTAACACTGAACGTCGCACTAGACGTTCCTGAATTAGCAGATCCTGTAGTGAAAGTATAACCATTAACACTGTAAGATGTCAATGCCCTATCGGACGCAACCTCAGTTTGTCCTTGAGTAATTGAACCAATCCTCACTTGTGCATTACAATCATTGCCGTCAAGGTCTCTGAAACAAAGTTTCTGTCCATTGTCTTGGAGATAAAATCCACCATATCCTGTACCACCTGTGATACTGATATTGTATGTAGTACCTGCAGTGACTGTAACGGTGTCATCATCACTACCTTTTCTAACACCACTTGTTTGTGTGAATGAAGCTCCAGTTAGATTACTCCAAGTAAGAGTTCCTAATGCCTGTCCAGCGGTACTAGGGTTATCATTCCATTCAAATAACAATTCTACTGTTGCAGTACCAGTTCCAGTTGCTACCAGATTACCATTAGAATCAAATGCAAGGGAAACATTTGCAGATGAATATTCAGGAGTTTCATCCCAAGCATAATTT